CTTTCCGTATTCCAAAAATGATATTCAGGGAGAATGACATGTCAAAAATGATATTCAGGGAAAGTAACATGGAAGATTTCAAGACGATGGTCAAGATGACGGTGGATGACGTATCACGCACTTCAGCCATCAGTGTCTTCTGCGACTACATCGCATTCAGGATCAGGAAGGGGTTAAACGTGATCGACACCGAAGGCATCATCAAGTGGGTTGGGCATGTGGAATATGATCTGGATGATCAGGGAGCCTACGCTGGCCCGAAGAAGACCCTCATCGTCGAGGACAAGAACGGAAAGAAATACAAGGTGACTGTAGAGGAGCAGAAGTGAACGAAGACGCGCAACGCAGGATAAACGAGGCAGTAGCCAAGGCAAAGAACTCAATGCTTGATGCAACGAGAATTGCAAATGAACAACTGTGTCATGTCATTTGGAAAAAGCTGGATTCAATGACTGGAAAGATCGAGACGCTACAAGGCACTCTATGGGGAAAAAAATGAAAGATGAGCATTGGTCTACAAACATAGAAATTGAGGTATTGAAATGCGACAGATCGCACCTGATCGACGCCGCACAAGCATTGGTGAACGTCATTGATAAAATGGCACCGATACTGCAGGGGACGGTTGAATACGTCTACGCTAAACACGTTCTGGAGAACATCAATGACACTCGCCAAGAAATCTGCAAAGAAGAAGTTAGTCAGTAAAGCCGCGCCGCAAAAGAAAACGATAGAGAAAGGAATAGAGCATCTGTTCCGTATGCCTACAGAGGTCTCAGAATGGATTGAGAGAGCCAACAGCACCATCCAGTATCTCAGGACACAGGTAGCTGACCTGAAGAAGGAGAACGTCGATCTGAAGGCGTATAGGAAGTTCGCAGAGCATAGGATTTTGAGGTCAGAGGCAGAATAGGTTAGACTGAATCCAATGCGCTGAGAGATGCGCGACAAAGGATTACTATGACAAAGCGAAAAGACCCAGAAGACTTCCTCAGAATAGGGAGACCAGAAGTCTACTCAGATGAACTGGCTACGCACATATGCACTCGACTGTCAGGTGGTGAGTCTCTGAGGTCAATCTGTAGGCAAGAAGGAATGCCCTGCCAGCAGACAGTGTATTCATGGATGTTCGGTAAGCCTTTGTTCCTAGAGCAATACACGCGTGCGAGAGAGGAACAGGCTGAGACGCATGCTGACGCTATCGTCGCCATTGCTGACGAGACTCCTGAGACCACCCCTGTGTTCGACAAGGATGGTAACCAGATCGATATCAAGCTGGACTCTGCATATATACAGTGGCAGAAGCAGCGCATTGAGGCGCGTAAGTGGACTGCCATGAAACTTAAGCCGAAGAAGTATGGCGATAGGGTCACGCATGCCGGTGATGACGTTAATCCGGTGGTGATTGAGACCAATTTGAATGTTTTCGGAGAACTGTTGAAAAACATCAAGTTGAAGCGACAGTCTGAGACTTAGGATGAAGTTTAATAACCACACTGTGATTGTGGAATACTAATCCGATTAGTATTCCCTACAGCCAGTAGGGTTTACTAAACGATTAGTATCTGATCAATGCTGCACTGCACAAACAGGTAGTAGCTATAATGTATATAAAACCCTATTCGGTGACATTTCTACCCTGTGTTGCGGTGCAGCATTGAATGTAGTCGAGGATATACTACTTGAGGCGTCAGCGCCTACAGAGTTTGCCAAGCTGACGCCGCACGCGCAGGCGCTGTTCAACTGGCAATACAGATGGCTTGAGCTACAGGCTCACAAGCACCAGATAGAGCCTACGGGCGACTGGTGGAGCATCTGGTTGATGCTGGCGGGACGAGGTGCCGGTAAGACGCGTGCGGCTGCAGAGACGCTTGGATGGTGGGCATGGGATCAACCCAACACACGCTGGCTGGTCTCCGCGCCTACCAGTGGCGACTTGAAGGGGACATGCTTCGAGGGTGACTCAGGTCTACTCAAAGTGATACCCGCGCCGCTGATAGAGAAATACAACTCCAGCCTGCATGAGATACACCTGACCAATGGATCGCTGATCAAGGGTATACCGGCGTCAGAGCCTGATCGGTTTCGGGGGCCGCAGTTCCACGGTGGCTGGCTGGATGAGCTTGCTGCATGGGAATACCTGCAGGAAAGCTGGGACATGATCCAGTTCGGTATCCGGCTGGGGAGCAGGACAAAGCTGATCTGCTCGACCACGCCTAAGCCGAAGGATGTCATCCTCGACCTGATTGGACGCGAGAACGACGACGTAGTAATTACTCGCGCCTCGACCTACTCGAACATCAAGAACCTAGCTCCGTCGTTCCAGAAGCAGATACTCTCATATGAGGGGACGAACCTTGGCAGGCAGGAGATTCACGCCGAGATCATCGACCCTGAAGAGTCAGGCATCGTCAAGCGTGACTGGTTCAAGCTCTGGCCTGACGGGAAGCCATTCCCAAAGCTGGAATACATCATCCAGTCCTATGACTGCGCGACCAGCGACAAGACGATCAACGACCCAACTGGATCGATCACGCTTGGCGTATTCAAACCATTGGACGGCGGCATGTGCGTTATGGTATTGGATTGCTGGCAGGAGCATCTGCAGTATCCTGACCTGAGACCGAAGGTGATCCGCGAGTTCGAGGTAGTGTATGGCGAGGGGAAGGCGAAGAAGCTGGTAGACCTGCTGCTGGTGGAGGACAAGAGTGCTGGCATCTCGCTGATCCAAGACTTGCAACGAGCGCATCTGCCGGTGCATGCATACAACCCCGGTCGGGCGGACAAGATACAGCGCCTGAGCATTGTGGCGAACATCATCAAGGCTGGACGCGTATGGGTGCCTGAGAGCAGCGTGCGTAAAGGCTATGTGCGTGACTGGGCAGAGGGCATGGTGAGTCAGATATGCAGCTTCCCAGACACTGTGCATGACGAGTTCGTTGACTGCATCAGTCAGGGTTTACGGTATCTGAGGGACGCAGGCTGGATCAGCATCGATGCACCGCAGAGGGACGACTATGATGAGAGTGACATCAGTGATGCCGAGATATACAACAAGCGTTCTAGGACTAACCCATATGCTGCATGATTGCGCTGTCAGATGTGGTAGGCGCATAATCACGCGCAAAGAGGATTGATATGCCCAAATCGATTGAGCAGATGCAGCAAGAGATTGCCGCCGCCACACCACATGCTGGCAAGAAGGAAAGCAAGAAAAAATTCCTTAAGCAAAGTAAAGTCAAAGATGTCCTCTATCGTGGTGGTCACGGTTATAAAGAAATGCCTGAAGGATTTTTGAAGGGCGAGGCTCGTCCTAACTACGCTACGTTTGCATCGACATCTCCCTATGTTGCATCTAGCTATGCTGGTCAAGGTGGGCAGTGGGCGCATCCTGATGAGGTTGGCGCTGTTGTCCCTATGCATATAAAAGCGCACACGTTACATGAGTTCCCAGTCCCGCCTGATCGGTATGGACGACCTAACTTTGATATGTTTGAATTTGATCGGCAGGCTAGAGGATTGGGGCCGGGTCACGCGTTAGTTGCTCGGAAAGTATATGACGGTGGGCCGAGGGCATCGAAAATAACAGACCCTGAAATGCTATACAGTTACCCAAGTGACATCTACGCATGGAATACAGGGACTGAAGTTAAATCAGCCTTATCCAAAGCCAGCGGAGGCTTGGCGCACATGGCTGACGGTGGACAACCATTCTACTCACCGGTAGATCAAGCCATCTCCAAGCTGAGTCAAGCCAAAGGCACTGGCGATCAATACCTATCGATGATCCGCAACACCCACGGCGTCAAGCCACAGGAGATTGAGGATCGCGGTCTGGAACAGAAGATGACTGGCAAGATGTCGATACCTGATGTGCAGCGCATTGCATCAGAGAATCCCATGCCGAAGATCACTGAAAGCACCGCGCACCAGAGTGATTTCTATTACGCTGGCAAAGGAGCGGATGGTAAATACTATCTGCACACTGACAGTGGCAAGCCGATTGCTGGCCCTTACGACATGGCGCATGACGCTGAGAGCAACATAGAAAAGTTTCAGGCGAACAAGCCGCAGTATGCGAAGTATCAACTGCCGGGTGGTCAGAACTACCGCGAGATCAAGCTACGGATACCAACCAAAGGTAAAGATAAATTTAAATCCAAACACTTTGAAGAGCCGAATGTCCTAGCGCACGCCAGAGTCTCTGACCGGACTGGCCCCAATGGTGAGAAGATTCTCCACGTTGAGGAGATACAGTCTGACTGGCATCAAACTGCGCGTGATCTTAGGAACGAAGAGATCGACCGTCTTGTTGGCAGAGGCATGCCAATAGAAGAGGCAAAGAAGTATGTTCCCGCCAACTTTGGTTACAGGGGAAACATTAAAGAGCTTCCATCCGGCTATCAGGTGCAAGAATTTAATTCTCCGAGTGGATCAAAAGAATACAGAGTGTTTAGTCCAAAAGGAAATCTGTATGCGTCAGGACTGAGTTCTGAATCCGCAACGAAGAACGCGATTGATAACCTTAATGGTGGCAACAAAGTCCCTGATGCTCCGCACAAGAAGGACTGGCATGAACTGGTGCTGAAGCATCTGCTGAATCACGCCGCGAAGAATGGCTATGACAAGATGATCATCACGCCCGGCGAGGAACAAGCGAAGCGTTATGACCTGAACAAGCATATCGGTCAAATAGACTACAAGCACAACCCTAACAAGACTGTGAGCCTATTGGCGACAGACAAGAACAACGGACTTACTGCAATTCATGAAGAAGACTTGCCGTATCACAATATTCATAAGCATGTCGGCAAGGAGATGGCGCAAAGGATCATGGCGGGTGAGGGAACTCCTAGAGCCTATGCAGATATTTCTGATGGCAAGATGCAGATAGGCGACCTTGATCTGAAGGTTGGCGATGAGGGTATGAAGGGTTTCTACAACGACATCGTCCCGTCCTTCCTGAACAAGTATGGCAAGAAGTGGGGCGCTAAGGTTGGGCAATATAATTTGTCAGTTCACCCTCATCAAGCCGACAACCAGTATGCAGTCCATTCCTTTGACATTCCTCCGCAGATGCGTGAAGAGATCGTCAACAAGGGTCAGTCCCGTTATGCCAAGGGTGGCAGCGTCAAGCCCATACCTGCAGAGGCTGGCAGCACTCCGGTAAAGGAAGGTCATGTTCGCCTATACCACCAGACTGATGGGGATAACCTTCGCAAGATTGAGAAGGAAGGCTTGCTGCTAAAGCATGCCAAGGGGATAGAAGGGCCTAGAGCTATCTACGCTGGCGAGACCCCGTTCTATGGCAGTGCCAAGAGCAGACCTACGCTTGAGTTCCAAGTTCCCAAAGAGCATTGGCAGTCGCCGTTTGTATTGCACGATGTAGCGCCGAAAGACATTATCGCTGCTCACTATCCTTGGCATTCTCATGCGCGATATCTTGAATCTGAAGATAACAAAGAAGCAAAGGAAAATGTATTGTCTGGCAAACATGACAATCTTGGTGGTGATACTGGGAAGGCTGTTCAATACATCAAAGAAAAGTATGGCGTCAAAAAAGCCAAGGGTGGCGATGTAAGCGTGAGCGATATGCGTCGTGCGCTGATGGCTAAGGGTGGTGATGTCAAGGAGCCAAAAAGCACTGTGCCTGCATACAAGCTATTCCGCATGGACAAGAAGCAGCCGGGCAAGCTCTTCCCGCTATTTGTAGATGCAAAGACGCCTGTCGAGAAGGATGAGTGGGTTAAGGCTAAGGCTGGAGAGATGGCTGGTGAGAAGGTGAAGTCTAAGATTGGCCCCTTGGCCTACAGACCGGGCTGGCACGCGGGTGATCTTCCGATTGCAACTCACATTGGTGAAAAGTCTGATTCCAAGCTAAACAAGCCTGACCGCCGCCCCCATAATCAAGTGTGGGCTGAGATCGATATGGCAAATGATGTAGACTGGCAAAAGAAAGCCAACGAACGCGGCATGAACAAGAGTGGGAAACTTATTGCAAAGAACGCGCACATCACTGACCAAGTTCCGAAGGGTGGTCACTATCGCTACAAGACCAATCCGAATATGACGGGTAGCTGGCTGATTGGCGGC